AATCTGTACCCATTCAATGACGCCCCATTTGCGTAATAACGTCAGCACAAAAGCCGCTATTAATGCGACAACAATAATGTTATAAATAAAATGTTCCATATACTACAATTTACATGTCTCTCCAATACTCAATTCGCCCTCAAACCGGAATCCGCCGAACGGGTGCATTAAAAATTGGTTTTCTATTTCATCCAACGGAAAGCCCCTGTAAATGTTTTCCGCCAATTCGTACACTTTGCTTATTCTGTAACTTCCATTTCGCACCAAAAAACCGCCGTTCAAAACGTCCAATATTTGCCGCTTCAAATCCTCTTTGTTGCGTGTGCTTGCATCGTTGTATATCTTTCTGTAATCAAACCAAAAGATAATCGAAAACGCCGTTTTTATGCCAATATCAACTCCGGGTTCCCAACTGATATTTTGCGGGTCGTCAACCCAAAAGAAACAGAAATTACCAATACCCGCATCGGGGCAAACTTCCATATATTCGTTTTTCCCGGAATACACGTTTGGCGTATAATAGCGTTTTTGGTTTGCGTTCATTTTAACAAGTCTTTCCGCCCTGCCAAACGCATAATCCAACCACGGCAAATTATCAACCAATCCGTTTTGAATGTTCCCAATAATCCGGTCTAACAATTCCGGGTTGTCAACAACCGGGGCTTTTACCTTATTTGCCATAAATTTGTTTTTTTGTTTCTGCCATTAAATCCGGGAAAATATATTTCCAAATCAATATTGAAATATTTTCGTCGGTTAAACCCAATAT